AAACCGTCGAATCGTAGCGGTATAGCTTCTTGTCTGAGGTTAAAAAGACAATGTTAGGCCCAACATACCCAGTCGGCGAGGGGAGCGTTGTAACCGCCGCTATAGGCTCCACACCAGAGGCAAAAGAGGCCGCAGTAATAGAGCCAGGGTCAACGTTTGAGGCCGTGAATAGCTCTGTAGTCCATGCACTGCCAGTCCATACATATAGCGTACTGGTTGTGGTCAAGAACTTAATCTGACCAACGTGCGAACCAGTTACACCAGATAGAGTGCTAACAGGCTCAATACCAAAAGCATCGCCTTCAGCAAACTCATCAAGAACGGACTGCGCGAGGTCATCTAATACAATCTTCTGGGTGGTAGCTGAGAATGTCGCGCTATAGCCAGAAATGTTGCCTGATCGGTCAACGCTTCGCAGCCAGTAGTATCTAGTGACGTTGTTACCCAAGCCAGTGACTGTATGCTGGTCTGACTTGGTTTTAACAATCAAGCTAGAGCCGGCACGGTTGTCTACCGTGTTCTCGAATATCTCAACATAAGCCAAGTCGCCATCAGAGGGTAAGTCGTAGTCCAGCTTGATTTGCTGAATGCCGCCGGTAGCAACTATAGATGCTGGGATTGCTGGCGCAGTTTGATCGCCCTGCAAGGTGATTGTTTCAGTTATAAAACCAGACGTTTTACCTGTAAGCGTTACGGCGCGAACTCTGAACGTAAATTCTTCTAGCTCTTTCATGCCAGAAATTACAGTGCTATTGCCGTAGACGTTAATAGATGAGAACTGCCCACCCCCACCTACAACTGCTTCACTCACGCTGCCATAATTTAACTCAAGCGTGGTGGCATCACCGACAGAGCCATAATCTTGCGTTGCAGTGTAGGCATCACTTACTAAACCAAGGTCTATTTCGTTTTGAGAGGTTTGCTTGAATTCAACCTCGTAGAACGAAACGTAGGTATTAACAGTTGGAGCAGTCCATGAAACTCGAACCGCTGGCAATACCGAGCCGTCATTACCCAACACGGTTGTTTCTACCAGAGTCAAGCCTGTGGGAGCGCCTTGGGCTGCGGTGTTATCAACAATATCTGAGTAATCTGGATTGTTCGGCCCGACTGTGGCTGAGATAGTTGAGGTATCATTATCTGGGTTGCGGTCTGACTCAACAAACGATCCGCTACCAGTGCCGTATGCAACAGCCCTGATCCAGTAGTATCTCTCATCACCTACTGCTATAGGGTCAGCACTGTTTGACGCATCATGGAAGAACTGAGTGCCTAGCGTTCTGCCAATTTCTACTTTGTTGGCCCAAGCAGAATTAGGTGATGCGTAGATCACTATCTCTTTGAATTTGCTGGTATTTACTGGGTTAGTCCAGTTCAACTCGATGTTCTTTAGGCCAGCAGTTGCGCTGAGGTTCTGTGGATCTGGTACACCACGGAATCCGGGCGTTATTGTTCCATCCGCTGTGACCGTTGAGTATTCACCGGCAGTGGGGTCTGCGTAGCTACCCGCATCATCTTCTAAAAGGGTGAGGTTAACGGCTCCATCAGCACTATCAGCAAAAGACCAGCCTAAGCATCTAAACACTTTGGCGCTGTAGTTAAGTTCGTCAATTGTAACGCTTACCCTATCGCCAATATCCACATTCAATGCAGAAAGATTAGCAGGGAACGAGATCACCTTTTGTTGGTCAGATAGCTGAATTTGCTTGTGCGACAACCTTTGAGCCATGAAGCTTGTATTGGTGAACGGCAGTTGAATGTCTTTTGTAATGACTTCGCCATTGTCACGGCTGACCGCTGAGGTTAACTGTACCTGCGGGGCTTCTGTTGATTTGTGGTTTTGCGCTGGGTCAACAATAATCGGCCTGATGGTGTTAAACCGCTCACCCCTTTCCACTGAGGTTTTCACAGTAATAGCGCCAGCTAGATCATCAGCATCAAGAGTTAGTGCTGGAGCTTCGTAAACCCCCGCCTTAATTCTATAGCTGCCATTGCTGTAGAAAATGCTGCCATTCATTGAGGAAAGCAGCTTGTCTAGGCTTGCCCTGTAGCTATCGGTTGCGAAGATTACGCCATTTGCCGTAAATCGCTTTTGAGTGCCTGAATTCGGTACTACAACTGAAACATCACAAGCGTCTGCGGAAGTTACAACGTCAGCCCAGTCTATCTTGCTTGCCGGTACACCTAACCCGAATTCCGTATCCATTAAAAAGTTGGCAACGCAAAGAGCGGGGTTATCACTCCACGCTTGATAAGTTGCGCTTGTGGGGTTGTCACCTGCGGCGTTACCAGCAGCAACATCTAGCCGAGGGTCATAGATGTCATTCTTGCCCTTCACTAAGGCTTTTATATTAGTGGGTGTGAGTCTGTCCCATAACTCTTGTGAGCCATCCGTAAGGGTGAACTTGGTCACAATGTAACTCAGGCTTTTGCCTTGGTGTGCGCTAGTCCATTCAGTAAATCCTGTAGTTAAAAGCGAACTAGAGGCTTGTGTGGCTGTGCCTAGCTTTTTCTCCACCTGACAGATTGTTTCGCTATCAACTGGGCCAAACGTGCCGCCAGTTACTAAGTTGTTTGTTATTTGAGCATTTGTGATTATCTCATTGTCGAGATATATATCAGTGATTGCCTCGCACTCATGACCTGTTAAGGCAATTCCGTGATATAGGTCTTTATTGTCAGTATTGGCAGTGCCTACAAAGAATATGGGTCCAGACACCAATGCTTCACCGTAGACTATCTTCTGCGGCTCTATGGTTCCCCTAACTGTAGATTGCCTGCTTTGGTCATTATCAGATTGAGGCATTCGCAAGTCTGGGGTCAGCATTCTTAATGATGCAACGCCGACTGCAATAGTGGCGGCTCCAATGAAAGCTAAAGTGGCGGTGCTATAGACTCCAGCAGCACCAACAGTGGCAACTATTGCCGTGCCTATTTTTACTAAAGCAGCTACAACTACCTGTGCCATCTAAACACTCCACCCTGAAATTAAGTAGCGGTCAGGGATCTGCTTCATCCCTCTCGCGGTTAGACAGACAACTGACTTTTGATATTTTACACCGCAGACCTGCCCTATAACCGGAAGGTCAACAACGCATGGGTCGCCATCTTTTAAGTTATCAGAAGGCTCACCCAAAACAGTACCGACTAGATCAACCAGCGCACCCTCACCGCTTATTAACTCATTTGCTTTTTCTTCTGAGTCATAAGTGAACTGCGAGATATAGTCTTTGCCGGTCATTTCTTTAACTATGAACGCTGCGAACTGGCAGCAGTCAGCATCACCGTATTCAAACTGGCGACGATTCCAACTATTGAGCGCGGTCTGTACGTTCACCGCTCATAAGTCGGTTGATGACGTTCTGGGCTAGAAGATCCACCTCCACCACCTGCAACGCTGCTAGAGTCAGCAGAACCCCAGCGGATTTTCACGTCTTCAATATCCGCCATGAACTCAAAGAATAAATCACCTGAATGGTCGTTTTGTTGCTGAGAGTGGGTGTATTTCTTCATGCTGGATTTATCAAACCTTGCCAGTTCAGATTCAGCGGTTAACTGAATAGCATCACCGCCATCAGCGCCCACGGTAATGTTCATCTGGTCCATTGCCCCTTCCCAAACAACGGTAGGGTCTGCAATCAATACATCGTCAGCGTCTAGCGCACCCAAATATACCGAGACGGGGTGCATATAGTAATCTTCATTCAGCGCAGCGCCTGAGATGGTTGCGTCTAAACCTGAGAGGGTGAGGGTGATCTTGTAAGGGCTAACGTCAGCGCCTTCTTCTATTTGGCTGATCTCGCCAAAGTCACCAGTGCCTAGCCAGTCCTGCCCACCCCATGTATATGTGCCAATGGAGTTGTGGACGTAGATTGTCCCGCTTGGGAATTCTAGCTTTGCAAAAGTAACTAGAACAACGTGACCGGCACTTAACGCGTCTGCAACTGCTGTAGGAAAGCCACGGCTCACGCTAGAACGTCCTCAACGGCTTCTATGTTAAAGCTGCTATGAATGTCTATTGTGGTATTCCAAGAGGCAGGGCCAGCAAGCATGAATACGCCCTGAACCGGCGCAGTGTAATCAACTATTGTATCGTCAGGAGGTGACTTCCTGATGGGTGGCGCGATTGAAATAGAAACGTTGCCAGAACCATCAGAGTTAGTGTCAGCCACAACCATGTGCAATTCATTGTTAAACGAAACGTAATCGCCCTCACGAAGGTAGTTGTTAACGTTCGCAGTGGCCCCGTCACACACTAAAGTTGTACCTGACTGACTAGCCCCATTTACAACTAAATTGCCGCCACCGGCCCCTCTGAGCGTGTGTGAGTGGTCTTGCAGGGTGAACCTGTGCTGCTGTCCGTTTAGCTTAACCAGAAACGCTTGCATTACCTTTCGGTCATCGCCAGATAGGTTATTAAACTGCATTGACGCTTTCCACAGCGAACCCTTGCGCGAGGCTGTCTGAACTGCGTTAGTCAAAGGTGACTGATAGGTGCGAGTGTTACTAACCAACTCAAAAGTATTGGTTGCTGGCGTAATGTTAGGGAATGGGAATGTAGCCATTAAGCGAACCTTCTTCGACGCATGAGGTCTTGAATAGTCATTATAGTCTGCTGTGAAGTTTGCGTCATTGCTGATTTGATTTTCTGGTCAACATCTGCGCCGCTGCCTCTGGCATCTACGTTATTGACAACAGTTATACCGCCCCCGCCCATTTTATTATTAGGGACAATTGAGCCGCCCTGATTAGGCACGAACATCTCAGGCCCACGCTCACCTACCATATACGGCTGACCAGATTGAACTGAGCCGCCGATGGCTTTGCCGGTTAACGATTTGGCGAAAGACAAGAACCCGCCAGTTATTTTGTCAATCACGAATAACTGTATGGCTTGCATTATCAATGATGCCGCCATCTGCTTGAACGCATCTTTCAGCTTAACTGTGCCTTTGACTACTCCCATCAAACCTTCAGACATATTCTTCATGGTTGTCTTAGCCATGTCGTTCATCTTTTCTTGAACGCTGGGCAGGTTGTTTTCTAGGTCTGTGAAGCTCTGATTTAGTCTATCAAAGAATGTAGGCTTGCCATCATCGCCACCAACGCCGCTTGCAATAGCGTTTTTGACTTCAGCAATAGACTCAGCAGCTTTTCTGTTAGCTGCATTGAACTCTTCAAATCCTGCAACTAGAGCTTCGCCGGGATTCATAGCTTGCAACGCGGCTATCTCTGCTGAAACACTTGCGATGCCAGCAGGTAGATTACCAACCATTTCTTCCGCAGATTGCGTTATCTCATCCATGAATGGGTTTAGTGCGGCTATTTTATTGTAGACGGTTATGAACCCTTCAAGAAAAGGTATCAGCTTAGAGCCTATGCTGTCGGCAAATTGCAATACGCCTAACTTTGCTTGCAAGAAGAATATCTGCAACTGATGGACAACATTACGCAAAAAGCCAAATGACTTGACTAGAGCGTTTGCCACTCTCTGCCCAATATTCCCGAAATCAGCAGAATCTAAAGCAAGCTGCCTAAAGCCGTCTGCCACGAATGTAATTATTGGCGCAAAGGCCAAAGCAAGTTGATTAGTGAGTCCAGTGAATACTGACTGCATTCTTGTGATTGCGTCGTTGGCAGCTTCCATCTGCGCGGTATCTGTGCGGCTTAACGTAAGGCCAAGATGCTCTGCTTCTTGCGTCATCTTCTCTAACGCTGCGGCGCCACCACCTAAAGTGTTAACTAATGCCACACCCTCACTGTCAAACAGCTTCATGGATAGCCTGACCTTATCAGCCTGACTGTCCACTCCAGCCATTGCATCAGCAACTAGGCTCATTTGTTCATCGAGAGGGAGGCGTACCAATGACTCAGCGTCTAAACCTAACTCTTGCAGCGCACCCTTGGCTTCACCAGTGCCTTTTGCAGCTTCTGCGGCCCTGCGGGTAAACCGCTGCATTGCCATGTCCATCGTGCCAGTAGACACGCCGGTTAGCTCTGCGGCGTGGCGTAGTCCCGCGAGGGCTTGGGTTGTAACGCCTAACTTGTCAGCGGTCTTTGCTAACTCATCACCAGCGTTAATTGATGACTTGATAAGAGCACCAAAACCACCCGCACCTACAGCGCCGACAATGGCTGTCTTCATGTTCAAAACGGAGCCAGAAACACGCTTTAGTCCGTTAGTTACAGATGAAAAACCTTTCTTGGTTTTATCTAACGCTCTTATTATTATATTTACGTTTTCATTAGCCATCGTCTTGCCTTTCGCTCATTATCTTGAAGTAGGCAAGCCATTCGTTGAATTCGCTCAACGGCATCTGCTCTGCCTCACCGATGCTCATATGCAACCGATCAGCCAAGGCAATTAGATTGAACCTCAACTGATCGGACGTTAGTTTTTTTCCTGTTCCTCAAGGCTTTCGATCTCAGCGAACATTTGTTCAGCAATGCTGGATATTACGCCGGTCTCCTCACCCATCAGGTCAATTCTATCTTCTGCGGACGTGAACAACTTCCCCCCACTCTCGTCTGAGGCTTTCATCACAATCAAGTCAATCATTGACGCCATTGTGGTGTTTTCCATGAACTTTGGGTGTTTCTTTTGTAACTCGTTTACGTCATGGCAAGTAATCGGGAAGCAATACATAGCAAAGGGCTGTCCTTCCGAATCAGCCCATGCTTGTACTTCTATCTTG